GGGATAATTAGGGCTTTTTTTACGCACTGCGGTTAATGATTTCATGGATAGCGTCCACCATATTTGGTGTCCACTATCCTCTCAGGAATATCAGGATCTGCCAGACGGTGCTGAGACGACGCTTACGATCTTTAGTAGCTGCGGAAAGATTATCCGTTGCGAACTCAGCTTTTTCACCCTCTGCTGTTATTTTGTTTAGAGCACTGGCTAAACTATCCGCATTCTTTTCTGCTCCGGTGCTATCGAGGATAATAGCGAGGCGGGATGTTTGTTCAGTCATTACCTATCTCCGGGCAATAAAAAACCCGCCGATTAAGCGGGTTTGGAAATGTTTAAACAATGATATTCTATAGCTACCAGCAACTCTTTCTCCACCTCAAAGCAGCATCATAGCCTTGCGCCATATATGCGGATACCATCTCTATCAGCATGAAATATCATTGCCACTGCCTAACTTAAGATAAATCAACTTCCTCAGAAAGGTTTATGTTCACTGCCGGGACTTTTTATCTTGCTCATACTCAGATGCTATATGCTCGTAAGTTATCTTGGCATTGAGACATTGCTTGGATGTGTCGCCGTCCCTAAGGCATTCACCATGATATCTAGCAATATTCGATGCCATACTAATTGCTGATATAAACATAGATTCACATGCCTTATTTCCATTGCACGCTTGAGATTTCATGCTATCCAAAAGCTGCACTTCCTCAATCTGAGCAAAAGAATAAGTACAATAAAAAGACAATACCAATCCTACAATAATTGCTTTCATACTCCTCCCCTCCCATAAGCAAAAAGCCACCCGAAGGTGGCCTTATCAATCAGCTTGCGTTCTCGCAACCCGGCAGGCTGCGGTCAATCACAAGATTCCCCTCAACACGCAGACCAATCTTACCGAACAGGAAGGAATGGTTAAGTTGAGTGACAACTACGTCAGACAGACCAACTGCACAGCGATCTTTTTCAATCGCTCGATCAGCGGCTGTTTTAACGTTCGGGATGCCAAGAGGGAAGATGATAACCGGATAGCTATCTTCTGCTGTTACACGTTTCCCTTTATAGAACTTACCCCCATTGAGGTTGTAATTTTTAGTGCTCGCCACAGTCAAATCTGCAACACGCACTGTACAACCAGAAAGTAACAGCGCTCCAAGCGCCAAGGCGATGACTTTTTTCATTATATGTTTCCTTTGATTGCAATCGGAAACATCCTATCATCGACTTTTAGTAGCATGGACCACCATTAATGGTAGGTCAGTTGCTTCCTTTCTTATCTGCTGCACGTTTCTGTGCCTCTGCCCACTCAGCCCTCCAGGCATCATCAAGAGCCAGTATCGCTGCGTCAAACTCAATGCGGTCGATCAGGATGGTGCGCGATGCCAGGTAAAGCTCAATATCATTCAGGGATAGAGGGAGCGGCACTCCGGCCATGCCGGCATACTTCCTGCCGCGCGATATCATGGCGTAAGCGTTGAGGATCTCCCCAGTGACCGCATCAATTTCAGGCTCCGGAATGGGCGGGAGATTTAGTTTCTCCCTGCGCCACTTTGCTTTCTCGCCCTGCTCGCCAGCGAATTCCTTTAGCCACTTTTGGGCCTCTATGGCTTTTTTACGGTTTCCTGAGTCTGCTGCTCCTTACCCTGAGCAATATTCGCCGCCTCAGCCAGAATAAGCCAGTACAGAGAGGGGTTTTGCTTCAGTAACGCAACACCACGCTCCGGTGTATACGCTACCGCCGTCTCCGCACCATCCACCAGCTCCCCCACGCCTTCCCAGTCTTTCAGAAGAAAGCGCGCGCAATTGTCGATGAGAAGATCATCAACCGAGTCAATCTCGCCCACACTGGCGAGATCGAAAGCATTCGTACCGACCTGGTAGCTCGCGTCCATTTTGTCGATATGGCGCCGCACCAGCGCATTGCGTGAGCGGTATTGTGGATTCTCGCTACTGGCCACCAGCAGACGGAGTTTAAATAGCGCCTCGTCTTCCGGCGTGAATTTCTTTTTACTTCCTGCTGGCTTTTTGTAAGGGAAAAACCAGCGTTCTCCGTTCAAATCAATTTGAGAAGAAATAATCAGCATAAAGACTCCCAAAAAAGCCCGATCCGCGATGACTGCAGAACGGGCCAGGTAAATTAAGGCGCAGTAACGGTGATTTCAGACGTTGCGGTATAGGTGCGGGCCTTACCAGTGATAATTGCAGTACCAGCAGCATTTCTGGTGACTGTTGCTGTTTTCTGCCCGGTAGAAACCACGCTGGCGATAGTCGGATCCGATGACGTCCACTGGACGGCATCAGTTGAATCAACTGGCGTAAGCGTGGCGGTTAACGTCACAGTAGATCCCACTGCTCCAGTTGAAGTGGCTGGCGCAACACTGATTGCCGTCGCCGGCACTTTGGGAACGCGGGTGATAGTTGGCGGAGTATTGGCCGCGGTGATATCCAGCTGAACCTGAACAATGTCAGTGCTCCCCGCATCCGGCCAGTCGCCGGAGATCTGCACTTCCGGGAAATCGAAGGTATAGGCGCCTTCAGCATTCTCCAGCGTGAAGCTAAACGGCACCGTTTCGCCGGTGAACGTTTTTTTGTAAACCTCCCAGGCAGCCTTTGACCATGACAGCGTGATTTGACCTGACGGGGTAAAGGTTGTCGGAATGTTTGCGCCGGCGAATGCCGAACCGGTACCGATGCAGCGCTGAGTCTGCATATTGTTGTTGAACTGGATGTTGAAGGTGTCGACGCAGAAACCTGTCCCGCCATCAACACCATTTAGCCGGATGTTCGTGACCTCCTTGAAGGAGTAGCGCAGGGCCCCCGCTAAATCAACCGGCGTGGTGAAATAGCTGGTATCGTCCCCCTTCGTCTCCCAGTCCAGCCCTGCAAACGTAACGGTTGCGGTGATATCACCATCGGCCGGGATTTCCATCTGGAAGGTGCCAACCTGGCAACCGCGGGCAATCTGGGCGATCCCCGCATCACTGGCAAAAGTCGCCACGGAGAACGTAATGCGACCATTACCCATCGTCAGCACGTTATTTAGCCATTCGGAACCGAAGCAGCTGGCAAGAAAGTCATCATGTTGGTTCCAGCGAAACCGCGTGCCGACATCGCCGCCGACATCCACTGTGCCGCGTGAAACACCTTGCGCCATGCGGTCACCAGCGATTTCGTCATTGTCGTTGGTGTTCTGCGTTGGTTTCAGACCAAATGAAGAACGACGCAGCAGGTTCCACGCCCCTGCTGTAGGCGTGATTCCTGGCGTTGTCTCGCGAATAAACGCGGCTACTACTTTTGCACCTGAGCTCACAGGAGCCTCCTGTTTTTTGTGCGCTACAGAGCGCGATAAGGAATTTGAAGATTGAGCTGTAACCAGCCATCGGTCTCACCCGCCGGCACAGCAGAAACAGCGAAATAACTCAGCTTTCCGTCGTCCTTAAACTCGAATAGCTCCGTTAGCTGGTCGGCCGTTCGGGAGATAAGCAACGTCCCGGATCCGACCGGAACAAACAGCTGAATGATGAGTAAGCCCGTCCTGTGGACGACTGGCCCATCCCCGATCTCTATTGCGCCTGCCTGCCCAGCAATGTTGGTTAGGCGGGCCCAGATATCGCGGTTACTGGGGTCAAATACCGGGCCATTGGGATAATCCACCGCATCAGAGGCAATAGCGGTCTGTGCCGCCATTCGGGAAATGACAGCGTTTCTGATTTCTGTGAAGGTCATTTGTAGGCCTGAATCACACCATTAAACGAGACGGCATAGACGCCTGTCGCCGCCTGTGTTGAGTGGCCATTCTCCAGAGGCACGGAGTAAGGCAGGTTCGACTGGATGTAAATCACCGAGTAGGCTGGCGCCTGGTCAATAATATTTTTGCCATTAAGAAACGTCATTGTCCCGCGCGGATCCGGTTCGGTCGGGACGGAATGATTAGGTTCGCCGATGCTGACAAAATGCGATGCCCTGAAGGTTCCTGCGCGATACTCAGCCGGCCGCCTGATATCCATGCTGTCATTAACACGGACTTTCTTTCTGAGACGGCCTGTCTTTGTCAGGTTGGCAGGATCGGCATAAAGAGATTCGTTCCATTCCCCAACAGCTTTGTTGTACTGAACCGCGGTCGCGTTGATGGCCCACAGCTCCGGGTTTCCTACAGGCGATCGCTGAACGATTTCATTCAGCAGCTGAATGGCGATTGTCCGCTGGCGTAGTTTGACATCTTCTGCCACCAGCCCGGCGAATGCCGCCGGGTCAATGTTCCAGCCCTTAGCCATATCACGCCCTCCGCAGTTGAATGGAGTACGCAGCGCCAGCAGAGTCGGCAGAAGCGGTGATGACCTCGTAGCGCTGAAGCTCACCCGTAACCGGATCCGGTGCGGTGATGATATGCCCGACGGCCGGCTTATCAGTCACCTCGTTAACCAGTGCGGTTAGCTTCACATCACCATGCAGAATGTTAACGCCATCGATACGGCGCAGCTTATAGCGCGCCAGCACTCCACGCCCCGAGTAAGTCACCTGCGTTTCAGTGCCGGTTTCCGTCACTGGGTCCCAGGCACCCCGAACGGTATATGACCCAGTGAAATCCTTAACGGCATCCTGCAGGTCGGTATCGAATGCCGCGGCGACTTCGGTTTGCAGCTCGTCACGAATGCCCATTGCACCCACCAATACGCTGCTGAGGTTTAACGATCACTGTACCGTGGAGTTTGCGGGTATAAATTTCGCCATTGCGCTTAACCCGCAGCGGGAGCGGAGCAAACTCTACAACACCCTTTGCCTGGTTTGCGTAAACGACATGTCTGATCGGGTTTCCATTCACAAACACATCGCGGGGACCGAGCCCGTCGCCGGCATAATGCACATATGGATTTTGCATGTTACCCCCTTACCGCCGCTCAATATGAGCATGGATAAAGTCGGTTTTAAGCGACTCCATAGCGCCAACCATCACATAGGGGCGTCCACCGTTATGCCAGCAATCAATCGCGTTACCCTCATCATCAAGCAGTATCACTGCGACACTGTGGCAGCCGCCGTTTTCGGCTCTCTCCAGAGCCTGTTTCAGCAGGCGAATAACCTGGTCGTTATCGAGGCTGTGATGGCTGGGCTTTTGAAATGGGACCACCTTCAAATCGGACATATCACGCCCTCACAAAGAACGTCTGGAAAGGGTTAATCATCCACGGTTTGAGCATATCCAGCGCCAGCTGCAAATCAGGATCGAGTAATTCAGTGCTGGTGGTTGAAAGCTCGGCAAAAGTGCGGGAAACCTTCACATCGTCGGCCTCAACGCTTTTGCTCGTCACCACGCCGGAATCTGTTTTTTGCTGATACAGATTGCCTGCAGCGGCTACGGAAGCGATATACGCTCCGGCTTGCTTAACTTCTTCAGGAATATGCTCCGGGTCGATATCCTGAAGGTTAAGCGCCGTCATCCAGGTGTTTGCCTGGAGCACGGCTTTAACCTTTTTGTCGGCGGCAGCCCAGGTATCCTCCAGCAACTCGTCAACGTCCTGGATTGTTATATAAACGGTCATCGGATCCTCACCAAAAGAATCGGGGCTTTCGCCCCGTCAGTTAACCACCCGCTGGAGCAGTGAACGCGATCGCTTCAGTTGTTTTCATCACGCCGTCAACGATAGCCGTCACCGTGAAGGAGCCGGCCGTAGCAGAGGTGAGTTTCACCGTCGAGCCACCAGCAGACCCTGTCTGTGACGTCGAAGCACTTAGTGTGCCGCCTGTAGACGTCCACGCCACAGATGCGCCGGAGACTCCTGCACCATTTCTGGTGTACTTGAGCGAAACGGTCACCGCGTCGGTACTGTCAGCAGTTGCGGAAGTTTTATCCACTGACAGGGTTACTCCCCCGCAGGGGCTTCCAGCTTAATCAGTACGCCTGCAGTGGATTTGTTACTGGTGAAATGTTTCTTCCAGTTCGCGCCGGTGCCGATTTTGGTCAGGTCAGGGTTAGCGCCCTTCGTCTCATCCCAGCTGTAACCCAGCAGTTCAACGTTAACCGTACCCTCTGCGCGATAGCCAATGGCAAGGTTTTCCTGGTCGTTGATATCGTAGGAACGGAAGCCCGGAGCCTGTGATTCCGTTACGGATACCGCGCCGGCCACCAGCCCCAGAATCGCATCAACTGGCATGGTGTCAGTTACCAGCACCGGTTTACCCAACGTGCCTGGCTGTCCGCCATAAACCACCACGCCAGCTTCTTCGTAAATTTTGTTGTCGATAGCCTGATCAACAATGTCGAAATAGGTCGTGGAATGCATAACGAACAGCGCAACACGGTTAAATTTATCGCCGTATTTACGCAGGCCACGGGTCAGCGTTTTCTTACCATCAGTGGCAATATCCGCGGATACCGTCATGTCAGCATTTGCGCCAATGGCTGCAACAAGTCCCTGTAGGGCATACTTGATATAACCTTCAAGCGTTGCATCAGCGACGTCGACGCCGATCACCTCGGAGAATTCGCTAACGTCGCGACCCCGACGTTTAAACGCCTCCTCCGTGGTTTCATACGGGCCGTATTTCCACGGCGCCTTGACGCTGACAGATTCGCCGGCACCGATTTTTTTACCCGTTACCGGGTCGGTGGAGTTAACGTTTCGCGATTCGATAGAACCACCAACTTTATAGAAGGTGCGCTTGCGAAAATCACCCTCGATCAGTTCGTTGTCGAGAATGATTGCGCCGTTTGAAGCGGCGTTGAAGACTTCCAGATTATCCTGGCGACGCTCAAGAAACGCAGTCTGCGCGAGGTCGTCATAGATAATCAGGTCACTGTTTACGGTCGTAGGCATTGATTAGTCCTTACTTAGGCAATTTGAGATAGGCCTGCTGGCCATGTTTGCGGATGTAGTCCGCTTTGTCGCTTGAGCTCATTTCTGAACGTTTCAGACTACCGCCACCGGGTTTATGACCACCAGCCCCGGAGCCTTCGGCGCGCGGGAACAGGTGCGGGGCCGTCTCTTTCAGAGATTCAGCCCACTCAACCGGGGTGAGCGGAGTTTTGCCGTCTTTACCGAACAGAACATCGCCATTTGCATCAACTGCTACGGCCTCGCCTTCGTCGTTGAGCTGGAATGTGCCTTTAGCACGAAGAATCAGATCGTCGGATGCTTCTGGCAGCGCGCCAGCCTTAAGCGCTGCACTGCGGATAGCATCACCCAGGACACGATCACGGAATTTGTTGGAGAACGCTTCCGCCTTTTCAGCGCGTTCATTAGCGGCTTTGATTTGCTTATCAACATCAGCACGTAGCCGCTCAGTGCGTTTATCCAGTACCTCGTCAATTTTCCCGGCGGCGATCAGTTGCGCCTCTTCATCATCAGAGAAACGCTGGAGAATGGTTTTCACCGCGTCAGGATCGATACCTTCAAAACGCTTTAGCGACTCAGTGGACTCTTTGAGCTTACCGAGTAACTCACTATTTTTATTTTTCAGGCCTGAAACCTGAGCACTGACCTGCTCATCGATCAACTTTTGGATTTCCGGAGTAATCTCGGGCGCACCACTACCGGATCCACCGCCATCACCACCTTCACCACCAGCTGCCGAATAATATTTAATGAGCATGTTACGAATAAGCATGTTGTCCCCTTGGGATAGTTACTGTGGGCCTGGCCCAATAAAAAAGGCCGCCCGAAGGCAGCCTGATTGAATAAGATATGTTGGTTAAAGCCTGGCGTTTCTGAATGCCTGATCATCCTTTGAGCGCAACTGGTCCAGCGTCAGCCACTCGCCTCTGTCGTTGTAGAACTCATCAGGAGACATGCCGCCATCACGAATCAGCCTGGCGCGCGTTTCTCCGACAATCTCAGCTTGTCGCGTGAACGACTGCCGGGAGAACCAGTCCTGGTAAGTCGTATCAGCCGGAACCTGTCCATCCATACTGGCGCGCGAGCTGTCCTTGATTTCGCTGACTTTGATACCCAACTCCTCGGACGATTTCAGGATGTAAGTTTCAGTGCTTCGACAGCAAAAGTGGATTTTTCCAGGTCCCTGCAAATAAGGCACCTTGTGCCCTATCGGTTTGTTATCCAGCGTGTACTTGAGGCGGTCGCGGATCCGACAATCCTTTGATGTCCGGTTATCCAAAGTGGATAACCACTGCTTACCCTTCAGAATGTCGTCGTTCGCCGACGCAAAGCTTTGTCTTGCTGTTGATGCAAGATGCCCTACTGCCGTTTTCGCTATGCTGGCCGCATTGGCCCGGCTCATCTGAAGCGCACCATCCTGGTAGCCGCGGTTAGCATGTCCGCGAACCTTTTTTGCGATCTGCTCATGCGTATCGCCCAGGAGAAAACCCTGCCGCACCGTATTGGATATGCGCGCCATACGATCAGCTTCGAGGTTGCTGGCCCATTCGCTTAGCAACCGCCCCTGAAATGGACGCGCCATCGCCGCGGCATAAACTGCATCCGGGGAGATGCCAACCAGTGGATGAAGCGCCAGAACATCGTCGGGAATGGCAAACTGGAAGAGGCTCATCTGAAAACTGGCCTCATGCTTCGCCAGCTCCTGCAGCTCGGTAGAGAGGGCTGCATACATCGACTGTATGGCATCCTTGTTTATGGCCCTGACACTGACCAGTAACGCTTTCAGACGCGAAACGGTAAAGCTCTCGGGATCCAGCGTATCGATAGCCACCAGCAGCCTGGCGGTAAGTTCGGCGTCGCTGTCATTCAGAACTTTTATCATCCTGTTGGCAACGCCGGTGCTGTAGCGACTAACCCATATAGCGTGGGCTATGGATTCATCATGCAGTTTGTCATTCGCCGTTGCCATTATTGCCACCAATCAGGTTAGGCGCGCCGTTACGAATAGCGTCAATGACAGTTTCAGGGTCGTCAGCAGGATCTATCAGGTCAAGCCTCTGCAGAGCTCTGACCATATCAGTGTCGCGAATCGCACCGTACTGCCAGGCATTGACGATTGCCGTTACCATGCCGGATTCTGCGACTTTGGCGATAAACTCCTGATTGATGCTGTAACGATATTCCTCGCCTTTTATGCCGAGATATCTGGCGCACCAGCCGAGCGCCAGCGTATAGGCCTCCGAGACATTGGAAACGCAAATGCCGAGCACCGATGTGGATGCGGTTTGCTCGCCGCTGGATTGCGTGGCGGTTTTAACCGCGCCGTTCTGCTCGATAAGCCGGGCGCCAAGCTGAACAGAATAATCACGCTTACTGTCCATCGCCTCTTTAGCCAGGGTGTTTGGTTGCGCCTGAGCATAGGTAAAACTCCCCTCCTTCGGCAGCAGGAATGGAGAACGAGAACCGACACGAATTCCCTTATCCTGCAGCCAGTCACGCCATGCTGTATCAAGACCGGAAATCACCGGCTGCACCTGACCGCAGAAAAATACGCTGTCTTCGTAATCTGCCGAATTTCGATAATGGCCAAGGTTTATTTCAACGAGAGCAGCTAATGGCGACTCATCGATGGTGGGATCGTTATTCTGCGCACCAACAAAGGTAAAGGGAATTTCATCCCAGAATTCCTCACCTTTTGGCTTCGGCTGATACTCGGAAGTGACGGAAAAAGAGCCTGCGTCAGCTGACTTTCGCCATACCCGGCAGACAAACTTTCCGTTCTCCAGAGCCAGTTCGCGATACTGGATTTCATCCTCGTACGCAAAACCATCTTCCTTTTCCATGCATTCGCGTAAAACCACCAGCACCAGTTGATCACGTCCATTGATGCGTTTGGTGCGCCAGTTAATGATGCTTTCCGCCTGATAACGAAGGATGATCGCCTCGTCGGTCTCAGCTGCATAATCCGTATAAAGCCCCTCGCGCGCGGCCTCCAGAATATTTTCTGTAACCTGCTGGGACTGCTGATAAATGCTGGCACCAGCACCATCGGCGTTATCACGAAGATAATTCAGTTTATCCGGCGCGGTCATGGTCGGGTCTTTTCTGAATGCCAGCCCCAGTAAACCCACCTTTGTATTGCCCGTTATCGCGTAGAAAACGGCGCGCTGAATGTAATCAGCATTGCGCTTTTTATTACGCGCAGACTTATCGGACGGATCCAGAAAAGGGAGGTATTCATTCCCGGCGGCCTTTACAGCATCAGCCCCTTTGCACACGTCACGTATTTTTTTCCACACGGGCATCGCCGCCCTGACCTCAGGGCGAACGTAAGTAATATCGTTATTGGCCATCAGAATGTCGTGTCCAGTGAAATAGAGAATGCAGGTCGAACGATTGGGAATTGCTTCACAATGAAGTAACCGGCGCCATCGTTGGGGTGATCGTTATCGCTCTTTTTATCCGGCTCGCCGTTTTTATCCCACACCTGTTGTTCCAGGCAGTCGGCATAGACCGGGCAACGGGCCACATTCACCTTGTACCGGCGATCGCCATGACCATTGCAGAACATGGCGTTCATGGAGTTAATGCGGTCCTTTACCGGCGGGTTAGCATCATCAACGATGACGTTAAATCCGGCCTGCCGGAGCTGCTCAATATCTGTTTTGCTGGCGTTGTTTGACTTCCTGGAATCACCAGAGGCATCCGGGTAAATATAAATCTCGCGGACCTTACGGTAGTCACCGTCGGCATACAGCCAGAAACGTTCCTTGATGATGCGTATCATGTCGGGCGTATCGTAAGCGTTGATAATCTCTGTTACCGCGTGTGGTAAGCCGAGCCGCAATACATGGACGATCCCGGCCATCTTCCCGACGTTGAAATCCATCCCGATATACAGCGCTTCACCTGGCTGCTCTTCCTCACTGGAATTATTCAGCACCCTGTCGAACTGATGATAAATGGTGCCACTGGTCAGGTTAGTAAACTGGCCATTCAGATATGCCTTGATCAATTACGGCGGGTAACTCGCCAGGAGCGAAGGAATATAGTCATCCGGCAGGTTCTTTTCGTTGTCGAATGTCGAAGCCTGTACCAGACCAAACATCGACCTTAGTTCAGGCTTTTCCCTCACAGCCTTAACAAACTGGTTATAGACGAACTTAAATCCTTCAGGTGTGGTAGTCACGTCAATGCCATTACGCAGACCATCAACCTTATAACGCATACGCGCGATTATTTTTCGCCACGCCTGACGCGCCTTATCCGCTTTCAGAACGTCGAGTTCATCCACCAGCGCATTGCCGATTTTAAAGCCTACTATCGTGTCGGGCTTTTCCATCGACCGACAAATTGTCGTGCCGCGGTACTGGCGCCCACTGTAGAAATGGACCTCTTTGTTGCTTTCAACGATTTTGACTTTCAGTCCCCAGTCGTGAGCAACTTCTTCCACCGTGGGGTAGAAAATATCGCGGATCTGAGGATAGGTCGGGGCAAAGTAGCCCTGGTTTATTTTGGGGAATTCCCAGAACCCTTTGCATATTCCACCGCAGCCAACCCATGTCTTACCGGATCCAAAACCAGCTACATAGGCTTTGAACTTCTGCTGCATAGCCAGAAAACGAGCCTGGGGAACGTTAAGCGTCGGAGCTATCGCCATCCTCTTCCCTCACTCGCGCATCGACTACGTTGATATTGATCGCAACTGGCGTTGGTTCGTCATCTTCCGGGTCAGCGGCCAGCTCTTTACGGAGCTTGTCGATCTCCAGCTGCCGGCGCTCGATTTCAATCTGCTGTAGACGCTGGGCGAACTCACTGTCAGCCAGGCCGAGACGTTTCATCACCGCCTCGTACATGCGCTCACGGCTGATGGCGGTTATCTCAACGCCATTCTTACCAAGCTTCACACCGGAATAGGCAAGCGCAGCATCCGGCGCCAGCTTGCGCGTATCGGCGAAGAAAGGCTGGCCGATGCCATCACCATTACAGCGAGGACATTTCGGGTTAGGCGAGCTGGTATGGTCGTAACCGTAGCCGCCTCTGTCGTTTGGCTCTTTCCCTTTCTTCGCTAAAGCCTCATCCAGCTTCTCTTCGAACTCAACCGCATCGCGCCATTGATACTGGTGACCGAAGCCCCAGCAGTAACGGCAGCTCCCGCGGCGATACTGAGAAAGTTGGTTGGCGTCGAATGTTGCCAGCCGCCACATCTGCTCAAGCACTTCATCAGCGCTGCCAAGCGTGCGCACAATGGATGCTTTCTGCTGCTGCGCAATGGCCTGCGCAACTGAAGTTTTCTGAAGCAGCTGATAGCCAATTTGTTCAGCAGTCTTCTTGCTGTACCCGGCACGGATAGCGGCCTGCGTGGCGTTGTGGTCCTTCAGGTATTCTGCGACAAATAAACGTTGCTGATCGGTGAGGCCATCATCATCCACCAGCTCTTCTGCGCACTTTTCCTTTTGCGCAGTGCGCAGTTTCTTCTGCGCAGGTTTTTGCGCAGTTTGCGCAGTGGGTTTCTTGATGTATCGGCGGGCAGTAGCGTAATTCAGTCCCTGCGCTTCACACCAATCCTTCGGTGATACGCCGGTTGCGGCATGATCGGACAGGAACCGTCGCTGAAGCTCGCCCCAGTCCGGTTTTGCCATGGATTATTCCTATTTAACGTGAGGGAGAAAAAGGAATTACTGATTCTCCATAAAATATTCACTTTTATGTTTTGGAATTAAGGCTCTTTAGTTCAGGAGTTATTATGAAAAGAATTATGCTTGCTGTTTTTGTGATCTGTGGTGCGCTGTCTCTTTCAGGATGTTTCCTTCCCCCTGGGCCTCATAGCGGCGGACGTGGTGGAGATCACTTCCATGGTCCAGAGCATCGTTAACCGCCTGAGGACTTTCATTTTACAGAAATGAAAAAGGCCGCAAAATTATGCGGCCTTTGGTCACTACCAACCAGCGTATAAAGAATCTCTCAGGAGCCAACAGAGAGAGGTGCATCTATCCGGCTAACTAACCTCTGGCGTTCTGATGTTGGCAGGCAGAGACGTTATGAGAGTATTGAGTATTTCAAAATACACCGGGAGAAACAGACAATGATATCAGTCCATTGTCTGACGGGCATTATCACAGGCACTCAATGAATACCTGCTGTAATGCGGTCAGATACCAGTTTATAACCTGACCAAATGTTACTTAGATCACAATCCATAGAACCACCCACCAATGCCAAAGGCTGCAGCGATCACCAGACAAGCAATTGCCGTTTTAGGCATTAACACACCGTAAAATGCAGGAGACAATCCCAGGAATAAAACCATTAGCACTGGCCACATACTAAGCAACAGGAAAAAGTAGCCATTTATACCACCGCTGCTAAACGTCACATTCACTCCAAACCATTACCCGGACTTTCCATAGCTTGGTTGCTTCGTTGCATGATATCATACAACTGCCCCTTATACAGGAGCTTTAACATTATCACAGGCACTCGATGAATGCCTGCTGTAATGCCTTAGCTGATCTGCTCAGCGGCAGTATCAAACAGCGCCAGCGCTTCGGTCGCTTCCTGGATTGCCTTACGGGTCTTCGAGACTATCTCACTTTCCGTGAAAACACGATCGAAAGAGTCAGCGAATAGCTCAGACTTCAGATAGCTGTCGCCTACCCAGTCAATGGCCAGCTTGGCCGCTGCGGTGTCATAATTAACTTTCTTGATTATATCCAGGCGGATTTGCTCGGATGCAGTGATCTCTGACATGTCTTATCTCTGTGCGATGTGGGGAGTATTATCGAAACCATTCGACAAAATAGCCTCTGTGATGCTTTTGCATTTATCTTTGCCGTGTGTACAAGCTGAAAGGTTTCCTTACGGATGCCTGTTACGCACAATAAAAAAGGTCGCATAAAAAATGCGACCTTTGGTTGGTACCAGTTAGAAAACTAAAATCTCTCAGGAGCCACCCGGGAGAGGCTTTTCTGCTTTTTAACTGACCACTGCCGTTTTGGTGTTGGCAGGCATTGATAACGTGATGATAGCTTCATTTAAGTTATCGAAAGCATTTAAATATCGAAAGAGCTCATTGAACCAATCATTTTCAACTTGCCGGAACATTCAACCAGAGCACCAGGCATCTCTGCTGGTCTTTTGATGGCAATTCTCAGCTCTCCCGAACGAGGCCGGTAACTAACAATTTATTCGACAGTTCCTTCGGCATTAACCCAAAGATCTAGATGCTTGATGTAGCGTTGGATGGGCACATAAATAACCACCCCATCTACAAGGTTAACGGACTTGATAACAAATCCCTGCGGAGCTAAATAATCCCCATCACAATGAGGGTGAATAGAGTGCTCGTCACCGTATCGATAACCATGCGGAAGTTGAGGGAGTGAATTTCTTGTCATGGGCAGCTTCTTAGATAGAAGGAATTGAAAATCCATAGTGCCTTAATGCACCTGACTTAGATACCAACTTTTCATTTTTCAGCGCTCTGTTGTCTCGTATTCTGATTTTTTGTTCATGTGGCCATGTAAATTTCAATACCTAAAGTGTTCTGCGTTTGTAGCCGAATTACCTGGAACCCTTCTCTGTGAGCTGCGAGCAATTGGCCTGCACTGCTTTGTTGTGCGCCAGGATGTCACGCTTGGTCTGTTTATCCAACACATCGATATCGTGGTCAGTCAGGTAGATGATCCGCACCCAGCTGCAGGCCGTGTCAACGACTACCGGGGCGGGTAAACTTTCCGCGCAACTCCCGATCAACATCGTCATCGCCCATACGCTTAACGTCTTCCTGTACATCGCTGGCCCCTTTCGTGACTTCAGCACGGCGTTCTGCCGCGGCGACAGTAGCAGCGGCGTTCTCTTCGGTACGTTGCTGATCAGCTTTGGCTTTCGCCTTACTGGCCCCGCGAGCATGACCAATGCCGAACGCGCCAGCAATAGCACCCAGGATGACGACCACCAGTCCCGCGATAATTTCAAAGCTCATTGCTGCTCCTTCAGTTCGTCGGCCTTTTCTTTCAATGCTGGCTGGCGTACGTATTGCGATAGTACGGCCAGCACCACCAGCGCAGGGCTAATCAACGCAACGATGTTTGGCGGCAGGATGTTTTTGATATCCGGCGGCAGCACCGCCCAGGCGTGCAGCGCAGCATCCGGGAACGACTGCGCCCATACACCAACCAGCGCGCCGATAGCCCCCAGCTTTACAGACCACGTTTTCAGCAGCAAGCTGGCATGCCCTACGAACTCCAGCCGGGTATATTTGCGCAGAAGTAACAGAACGAGCACAGCCACCAGCACAAGCAAAGCGAAAATGATCATCTTCACAGGACACGCTCCTTAACCCAGCCGTAGAGAAAATCCTCGTTGGCTTCGCGGCCCTCCGCCAGTTCGAGGTATCTGGCACCCTGGCTGCAGTTCAGCGCACGCACCAGAACCTGTTCACCCTCTTTCCCGCGGGCGGAAAGGTATCCCTTAAGCGCGGTGATGGTTCGGGGACCAATGGCGCCATCCGGAATCAGATCGGGATACAGCTTTCCGCGCATATTCATTGCGGTCAGCCAGCGCTGGAAAAACTTACTGGCTACAGATGGCCCCATGTTCACGCCAGTGTCGCAAAGCTCATCTGCCAGTAACGTAGATAGAGCTGCCACCTGGTCAAACCGGGGGCCGGTCCAGTAATCGCTCAGCAGGATTTGCTTTGCTGTTTCCCTGGGCAGGTTCCGCATATCACCGGTGTAGCCATGTGCACGCGCGGTGGTCTGCGTGATGCCCCAGCGGGTCGGCCCGCCTTTATCCGACGGATGATCGACATAACCACCCTCCTTGCCGAGGATCCCCTCGATAATCTGATCTGCTGTCATGGCGCCTTAACTCCGGTAATGCGTTCCCATAAATAGGTCAAAGCAACAGAACCCATTGCCCCGCTAATTCCGGAAGTGGCCAGTATCATGTAAATGCTCAGTCCGCTTTCAATGCTCACCAGGCCAGCAATAACGCCGGTAAACCCTGAAACCACCATTTGGGCAAGAGCATTGATCAAGCTCCATGTTGCCTTGCTCTGCTTCACATCTATCAGGTAGCGGACAAGTCCACCCCAGCAAGCAATGATCAGCAGAACCAGCCAGGACATCCCGGCAATGCTCTCTTTGTCTTGCATACGTTTAGCCATAGTTTCCGCCTCCGATGGAAGATCGGGAAGCTGTGTGTTTGAAAAGGGTCAGGCCCGTCAGGCTGGATTTAACAACGAAGCGTGTCGATGATGATTCCTGCGGGACCTGATAATAAAAAAGCCATGCAAATGCATGGCCTTGTGATTTGAATCCGTTATTTACAAAATGTATTCGAGACAGTATCTTTCGACTTCCGGACAAAAAACATATACCGGGACAAAATCTAAATGTAACTGCCTTGCCTGCATGAAACCATGCGGGCTTTTTTTTGCCCAAAGAAAAAGCCCACCGAAGTGGGCCTTACAGCTATCATCATTTTTTATTAGGTGTGGTGCCGGGTGCCTCCCGGTAAGTCGCCGCCAGTCCACAGACGACTCGCAATGCGCAAAAAAACATATCAGACTGGCAATGCCCCTCCGCATAGGGGGATTCACCACACCAAAAATTTAACATCTGATGAAACTCGTTTCAATGCTCTGTATGGGTCCACCACATATTGCAATTTTTACTCTCACGTAAAATATAGTCCACTGGCGTCATCAGTTCGAGTGATTTATGTGGCCTTTTGCTGTTATACAGCACCAGATATTCAGCCATTCTTTGA